AATGATACAGCACCGCGTCCAAGTGGTAGCGTATGGGAAAAGACTTCAATCCTAGGAAGCGGCGCAAACATGTCATTCAATATGTTTGATGCAACCAACCTGGTTTGGACTCCAATGCCAGCACCAGTGTATTCGTCGGAAGCCGAAGCACTTTATCGTTATGACCTAGCTGGTGGCGGTATTAATATCGCTCCAAACACACTGTTCGTTCAGCAAGACGTGCTAGAAAATGGCACTGTTACCTTGCGTCCAATGATGCGCGAAACCCAAGGCGCTACCGTTGTCAGTGGTACTGCACCAGTTACCCCAATGACGTTTACTCCAGCCAACAAGTTTGACTTGTCAGTGTCAGCGGCTGGATCTGAAGTCCTAACAAAGTACACAGTTACCATTTCAGCAAATACTTCACCACAATCATTTGTGTCTTCAGTACTGAATGCAACTATTCCGTTTGTGACTGCCTCACTTGAGTCAACCGGCGCAATTACATTTACCCATACACAGGGTGGCGAAATTAGAATGGCCGCAAACGTTGGTACACCGCTAACAACTGCTGGATTTACTTCTAGCACCACTGGCGTACGTCAAGCACTCAACGGGTCGACTGACTTGATCCTAAGTAACTTTGTGCCACTAGTTTACACTTACTCCTCAACTGAACCATACACTGCACCAGCAGATGGCGCTTTGTGGTATTGGAACAGCCCACTAGAAGTTGACATTATGGTTAACGATACGACTGGCTGGAAGGGATATAAGAATGTTAGCCGTGATGCACGTGGCTACAATCTAACTCAAGTAGATCCAGCAGGCCCAATTATGGCTCCAATTGCCCCAACTACCCAGTCAGATAACACCGCATTGGTTGCTGGCGATTTGTGGGTCGATACAGGTGATCTAGAAAACTTCCCAGTAATTTCGCGTTGGTCAGGCGCCAAGTGGATTCTAGTCGACAATACAGATACGATTACCCAAAACGGTATTGTGTTTGCTGATGCACGTTGGGATGCAACTGGTACACTAGATCCAGCAGCTGGAAATTTCGAGACCATCGCAACCCTGCTAGGCAGCAACTATCTTGACCTTGATGCCCCAGATTATCGCTTGTATCCACGCGGTACTTTGCTGTTCAACTTGCGTCGTTCGGGATTTAACGTCAAGCATTATGTTTCAGATTACTTCAATGACGTTTCGTTCCCAGATGATACTCTACCAACAGTAAAAGCAACTTGGGTAACTTCAAGTGGCTTGCAGAATGACGGTAGCCCTTACATGGGTCACAAGGCTCAACGTAATATGGTAGTTAAGGCAATGCGCGGAGCACTTGATTCAAACGACATCGTCCGTGAAGAAAGTTTCGTGTTTAACCTAATTACATCACCTGGTTATCCAGAGTTGATCTCAAACATGGTAATGCTAAACAATGATCGTAAGAATACAGGCTTCGTTATTGGTGATACGCCAATGAGCTTGCCAGCTAATATCATTGAATTTACGGCATGGTCAAACAATACCAACGGTGATGGACTAGCAACGGCTGATCCTTACTTGGCTGTATATTACCCATCAGGATCAACAAACGACCTACAAGGCAATCCAATTATCGTGCCACCAAGCCACATGATTCTACGTGCGGCTATTAAGAGCGATAACGTTTCATATCCATGGTTTGCATTTGCTGGAACTCGCCGCGGCGCAATCGACAACGCAACTGACATTGGTTACGTTGACCGCCTAACAGGTGAGTTCATCCGCAACGGCGTCAACCAAGGCTTGCGTGATGCACTTTATCAGTTGAACATTAATCCAATGACAATCCTACCAGGAGTTGGCCTAGTCAACTTTGGTAACAAGACCCGCAATGGTTTTGCAAGCTCAATGGATCGTGTCAACGTAGCCCGTTTGGTTAACTACATCCGCACAATTCTTGCCCACATTGGTGATGGCTTCTTGTTCGAGCCAAATGATGCAATTACTCGCAATCAGATTAAGCAAATCGTGTCAAGCGCAATTAATGACTTGATCGCAAAACGAGGCGTGTACGATTATTTGGTTGTTTGTGATGAAACGAATAACGATAGTGCCCGTATTGCCCGCAATGAGTTATATGTTGATATTGCAATCGAGCCGATGAAGACAGTTGAATTCATCTATATCCCAATTCGTTTGAAGAACCCAGGTAGCATTAAGAATAGTGGAAAATAATTCCTAGGGATGGGAATCGCGCAAATCTAAGAGAAAATTAATCGTCTCTTTTATTTGCGCGTAGTAATAAGTATAAACTGCTATGTTAATGAAGTTGAATTAAACGAAATATTTTAGGTAAAAAGTAATAAATACAGTATAGCAGGCAAAACACACAGGAGAAACACAGTGGCCATTTCATCACTAACCAGATTTTCAGTACCATTAGCAACAAATCAGAGCGCTTCAAACCAAGGTCTATTGATGCCGAAACTGAAGTTTCGCTTCCGTGTTACTTTTTATAATTTTGGAGTAGACTCTAATACAGTTGAGTTAACGAAACAAGTTAAGACATTCAAGCGACCAAATCCAACATTTGAACCAATTGTTATTGACGTCTATAACAGTAAGATTAACTTAGTTGGCAAGCCAAAATGGGAAAGCGTTGATTGCGTTATCCGTGATGATGCAGCCGGCAACGTAAATCGACTAGTTGGCGGACAGTTACAGAAACAGTTTGATTTCATGGAACAGGCTAGCGCCCGTTCAGGTATCGACTACAAGTTTACAACTAGACTAGAAATGCTCGACGGTGGTAACGGAGCATTTGAGCCAGAAATCCTTGAAGTTTGGGATATGTTCGGTTGCTTGCTAACTGGTGTCTCATATGGCGACGTAGATTATAGTTCCAACGATCCAGTTGAACTTACGCTATCTATCATGTTTGACAACGCACTACAATTGCCAGAAGGTGTAGGCACAAACGTTGGTCGCACATTAGGCGAAGTTGCAACAGGCTAATAGCTTTACGCATCAAAACACTCAAAAAGGGGACATTCGTGTTCCCTTTTTGTTTCGATAAATAATATGTACTTAGGACATTAATAGAAAATGAGAGATTATCCCCACGCTAGTGACTTATTTGTTACCGACAACTTTGCAAAAGTTCCTAAGCATTCGTTTCTTTATAGCGTTTACATCGATACTATTGCTAAGAAAGACGCAGTAGTGGGGGCATTGGCCAAGCAAGTATCATTGCCCAAAGTCTCCTTTGACGAGAAAGCCCTTAACGCATACAATAGGACTAGGATTGTCCAAACTAGGGCTCATTATGATCCTGTAAACATTACGTTTCACGACGATTGTTCGGATATTATTCGTAAATTTTTGTTTGATTACTATACCTATTATTATGCTGACGCAGATAACTCCACAGATCCAGGCGACAACATCGAGCCAATTAAATTCAACTGGGGTTACCGCGGCAGAGCTAGGCCCTACATTAACAATATTCGGATCACCAGCTTATTTCACGGCAAGATTAGCGAATACACACTGATTAATCCAATCATCAAAAACTTTCAGCCAAGCGATCATCAAGCATCAGAAACTGGCGGCATGATGCAGCACCAGATTACCGTCGACTATGAGTATTTCTTGTTGCGTGGCGGTCCACTTTCCGCTGAAAATGCACCAGGATTTACTCCAGGGCAAGAGGGAACTCAAAGACAATCGTCGCCAGGAGATACATATGTTGGCGGATACAGCGAAGCAACTGCTGATCCATCACAACGAAGAATAGATCAAGACCAAGGGCAACAGGGCGTTGACGCAGTAAATCGCCTTAGAAATTCGGCCAATGGCCCGGTTCCATCTTACGCTAACTTTGGTACTCTAGCAAAATCTAATCCATTTAGCCCGATTAGAATCCCGGCGATAAATGAATCTGGCTCAGTTTTTAAAGACACCGTTGTGCCGGGTGGAAACTTTGATTCCTACATTAATACATCAAATCAAGCACCTGAAATGCCACAAAATTTGGCACCAGCTGCAACTAGGGCAGCAACCAACAATGAAGTTAGGTCTTCAGTTATCGTTGCTGGAATTGACAACAACCAAGGATCAGCAAGATAATGGCACAGCCAAATAATTTAGATGCAATCCAGCAGGACGTCACTACAGCATACTTCAACAATGTGTCTGCTCCAAATTTTATTGTATCGTCGGACGTTGATGGATCAGTCATTACTTACTTTGAGAAGATTACAGCGAACAAAACAAGTGCAAGACTAATGGCTCGAGCAGTAATTTACACTGCCAAGTCACAAAATTTAGATCCGATGGAAATTATTCGGAGATTTTCAGTTCTGCCCAATGATCAAATGAGCGCCTATTTGGCAATGTTCCTTAATCTAAACCGTGTATCAACTAGCCTATTAGGGCTTTCTAATGCACCGCCCCCTAGCAAATATGTTGAGCGGGCAATCCTACCATAATGGCATCAAAATATGCACAGGGGTTTTACGTTTTAAAGAATCCAGAAAAGTATGTTGGGCGACGTACTCCACGTTATCGCAGCTCGTGGGAATTTGGCTTCTTTAGTTTCTGCGACAACCATCCGAGTGTGCTCCAATGGGCAAGCGAGGCAGTTCGTATCCCTTACCGAAATCCATTGACTGGGAAAAATACCACCTATGTTCCCGACGTCTTTATTGTTTACCAGGACGCCAAAGGTCAAAACCATGCAGAACTCATTGAAATTAAACCGTCGGCACAGGCTACAATGGAAAGCGCAAAAAGTAGCCGCGACAAGCTGAGCGTAGCCCTTAACCTTACTAAGTGGCAAGCAGCTCGCGCATGGTGTTCCGTAAACAATCTTACGTTCCGTGTGGTTACAGAGCATGATTTGTTTTCCGGCACCAAAAAGTAACACGATAAATACAATACTATGTCCTTTATCGAGAACAAATATACTAAGTGGTATAATTCTATTATTTTCAACGCCCAGATTAGGTCTGAGCTTATTGGGTATTTTGAGTCCCATCATATTTTGCCGAAATCTTTGGGCGGCAGCAATGCAAAAGAGAACTAGAGAGAAAGTCGCCGCAATGACCAAAGAAGAAAGACAAAGTAGATTTGGAAATCTTAAGGGCAAGCCCTGGCCAGAAAAACGTAGAGCAGCATATAATATCAAAAAAGGAATCCACAATGAGTAAATTAGAGGAATTATTTGGCCTCGCCCCGGCCCCAAAATCAGGATCTCCCGCCGACCTACCCGTTGATTTACCGAAAGTACAGATTGATATCGACGAATCAAAGTTGATACTAGCTGCCGCTGACTGCGCAATAGATAAGATAGATATTGCTTTGCCCACAGTGCGCGACTTAGATGCCAGTGACCAGGAAATGGATGCGTTAGCCAAACTGGCAACCGATACGTTCACTGATCTTATTGATCTGAGCATGAACGTGGAGCCTCGATTCAGTGGCCCAATCATTCAATCTGCATCTACTCTGCTTGGTCACGCAGTCACAGCTAAGATAGCAAAAATGGATAAGAAGTTAAAGATGGTTGACTTGCAACTAAAAAAAGCTAGGCTGGACCAAACTGCTTTAGTGCCTAAGGAAGCA